TGAACACGAAGAAGATGGTAAGATTTGGTATATGCCATGTGAATCGCATGAAAGCTATCCACAGTCTATGAGTTTATCTAAAGAAAATCTCACTATAGAGGAGACAGAGAATGTTTTAGGCTCACTTTTTAAAACAGGACATAAAATGAGTGAAGATTTTATTTATGTAGATGAGATTGATGCAGATTCAGAATATAGTAATGAGGATTGGGCAAATTATTTAATTAAAGAGAAAAAAAGTACTCTATCTAAAATTAAAGGATTACTAGGACTTGCTGATGAAATTAAATCAAAAAAGAAAGGGAGTTCATATAGTGATTTAGATTCTAAAAATGGTTTATATAAAATAAGATATACTTATGCTGTAGGTTCAAGAAAACCAAGTAAAACACAAAGAGAATTTTGCAGAAATATGATGAACATGGCAAAAGCAGGTATTGTATGGACTTTAGAAGATATAGATAGAGCAAGTAGAGAAGGGGTAAACAGAGAATTAGGGCATAATGGTCAACCTTTTAATTTATTCAAATTTAAGGGCGGAATTTACTGCAGACATATATTTAAAAAAGTTTTATATAGACTAGAGAGCAATACTGAGCCTTCTGAAAACCTAGGTAATTATAAAAAGACTAGAACTATTCCTAAAACATATAACAGAAATCCTAGAGGTTCAAAACAGGCAGCTATAGCTCCTGAAAATATGCCTAATAGAGGAGCATACCCAAAATAAAATATAAACTATGGCGCAAGTATTATTTATAAACAGAGACGATTTAGTAAGGTTCACTTCTGCAAATGGAAATATTGATACAGATAAATTTATTCAATATATTTTTATTGCTCAAGAAATTCAAATACAAAGATTTTTAGGAACTGAATTATACAATCAGCTAGAAACTAAAATAGCTAATAACAATTTGACAGGTCATTATTTAACTTTAGTAACAGATTATATAAAACCAAGTTTATGTCATTGGGCAATGGTTGAATATTTACCATTTGCAGCTTATTCAATTTCTAATCAAGGAATTTTTAAAAATACTTCAGAAAATGCAGTTAATGCAGATAAAAATGAAGTAGATTTTTTAATAGAAAAAGAAAGAACAACAGCTCAGTATTTTAGTAACAGACTGATTGATTATTTACAAGATAATGCAGCAGCTAATTTTCCTGAATACTACGCAAATAGTTTTCCAGATATATACCCAGACGATGCAGCAAATTTTGGCGGATGGCAATTAAGTTAAAAAAAACAAACGAGCAAGAGAAAAACGAAATCTTGCTTAAAAAATATTTAGAAAATAAAGTAGAATCAAATAAAATTAAAACAAATTGGCAACATTTACAGGACAATTAATATCAGCTACTTATGACGCAATTATAAAAACAATTGATAATGATGCCATTGGAGGAACAGCTAAACAACTTACAGACGGACTTGGAAATGTAACTCCTTTATATGTTTCAAATACACAAATAGGAATAGGCATTACTCCAACAGAAGCTCTAGATGTTTTAGGAAACATAAAAGCAAGCTTATCAGTAATAGCTACTACTTTTAGCGGTGATTTAAATGGAACTATAAACACAGCAACAACAGGAATCACACAAACAGCAGGAAATAATACAACAAAAATAGCTACT